TCTTCGCGGCTTTGTGGGCTGAACATTTCGCCAACGCCTGTACGCAGCCAAATCGGGTCAACACCAAATACGCGGCAAACATCTGAAATTGATCGTTCGCTCGGATCGCGCTGCCCAATTTCTATCATACCAATATAGTTGCGCGAAAGCCCGACCTGCGAAGCGAACTGTTCTTGTGTCAAATCTAAAGCTTGCCGAATGGCTTTAATCCTTGTGCCAATATTGTCCATCAATATCACCTGCCTTTGTTCTGTCCATATAATAGCACGCATTGTTGTCTCTGTCAACACAAAATGAGGAGATTAAGGAAAATCCCAAAAATAAATGTTGACAAAGTGACTTTATGATGCTATGATATAGTCACAGAGTAAACAAACACGAAAGGAAGTGTGACAATGGGCGAAAAAGCAAAAGAAGCCGCGACCACCGCGACGAAGCTGATAGACAAGCTGCCCGCGGATAAGCGAGAGATCGCCGCAAGGCTGGCAGAAACCTACGCCGCAGGCCTCGCCGCCGGCATGGAGCTGGCAGCGACGGAAGGCGGTAGCAGAGGTAAAGAGTGAGAGGAGGGGAGAGTGTGAAATTACAAGACAACGCATACATTATTGGTTCTACACTGAAAATCAGCGTCACGAACTTAAAGGCGTTTAAGCAGTTGCTTGAACAGGCAGAAAAAGAAGCCGCCGCATTGAGTAAAACAATGCACCAGCTTCGTTGTTTTGACTTGAGTGTTGAGTTTGAAGACGTGAGAGAAGATGAACTTACGGAAGGGCTTTGATATACTCCGCTGTTTCCAACTCCATATCAATCCATTTTATGGTTAAAGATAGAAGGGCTTTTAAGTCGCTTAAATCTTGATCTGGGTGCTTAGAAACATAATGCGCGTGATCGTTGCCGAGCCATGTAGTTCGTTTTGCCATTTCTTTGACATTGGAATTTTCAATGTATTTAGAAATGCACTGACTTAATGAACTCTTAATAATTTCTTCGGCTTTGTCCGGATACAGATGTTTGGCAAAGTCTTTTACAAGGAATTCTTCGGCACGTCTATAACTGATACCGCAAATTTCATTCAAGCCTTCGTGTTCAGCTCTGGATGCCTGATTGTAAACTTCTACAAACTTGGGAGAAATATTTGATAGCCGATCACTGAAAGTTGTAGGCTTAAAATTTGCAGTTGGATATATGCTTTTAAGTCGGGAACGTTCATTAGGTGAAAAAAACCAATATGTTGCAAAAAAGTACCTTGAACAAGCGGGGCAAAAATGAGAGGCTGCTATTATGGTGAAATCTAAAGTTAGTGACGATGCAGAAGTAGTCTTGCCTGTGTAACCCGCATGGCAATAAGGACAAGTTCGAGGAAGCTCCAGTGAAACGTAATTGGAATTATTAGTTTGTAAATAATGACATTCAACTGTTTCAAACATGGGTTTTCACCTCCTTTCGCTACATCCAGTATATAGCGCAAAGGAGAGAAATACAAGACATAAAGAATGTTTTAGAAAGAAGATGAGAAAAACGGACGACTTTTTAGAGACGCTCGGTTACATAGCTTTAACATTCCTTATCAAACTGATTTTGAGAAAGCTACTGTAATCCGATAACCCGCCCCGCAGCCTTGCCCCATGCCGCCCGGAACTTACCTCCCATGATTTCATTTTGTTTGCGCCGAAGTGATTGTTTTCTTGTCATTGAACGGGCGGCAGGTGGGAGGGCTGCGGGATATGGACAAACCAACACCGCATAAAAAGAAAAGAGGTGATTTTCATGAAAGAAACGACCGCGAAGAAAGCCCCTAAAAAGCGCAAAGAGCGCGACCTCGGCACGCCGACGGTGATTGTACGATACTTAGACGAGACGCCGGAGCAGGTGGCGCAGAACCGCAGATGCGTGGAAGCGGCGCTGGACATGATGTGGCGTAAAACTTATGGCCTGCATCTGACAAACTTTAACTGGGGCGAGAAGCCGGAAGGTTACGGCAGGACCCGCGTGACCCACCCGAAGATTTAGATTCTGGAAGGAAGTGTAAAGCATGATTTTAGTCAAGCTGCTCGGCTTTGCGATGCTGATCGGGACGGTCATGGGGTCCGTGCTCGGACTCCAGATCGTTATCGACCGGCTCGTCGCCGCGCAGCGCAGGAAAAGAAAAGCCGCACGGTCGTGCGGGAATATCGTGAACATCAATGCGTACAGAAAAAGAAAGGAAAGAAACGCATGAACCTGTATCACAAAGTAGAAGCCGCCTTCGACGGCATGGCGGACGCGTTGAAAGCGGCGATGAACGTCGCGGATAACAGCGAAGAAACGGAGCTGTACAGCGACCTCTCTATCGATATCGAGAGCTTGCACGACGACGCCCAGAGCCTTTACGAAAAGCTCATTCAAAAGAAAAGTGCCGCTCCGGCTGCTGGCACAGCTGAAACGGCGAAAGAGTCAGATAAACACCCTGATTTGAGTATAGACAAAATTCTTGAGAATGTCAAGGGGTCTTTCTTGCTCGCAGAGCAAAACCCGGGCGGCGGCGTCAACGTAACCGCGAATATTAAACTCGGAGATGATTTAATTGCCGTGTACGGCGCGGTCGTAGCAGAAATTTACTACACGGTTTGGAAGAGAAAGCTTCCGACCGCAGGCCTGACAGAAATCGAAAATAAAGCCAGAAACCACGCCATTCGCCGCGTGCTCAAGGAGGAGTTTTAACATGACAAAGCGTACAACTGTAAAAAACGATAAGACAGTCGTGAATGAGGTGTTAAAGAAATGATGAAGATCAACAAGCTCGAAATTGAGAACGTGAAGCGCGTCAAGGCCGTGAAGATTGAGCCGTCCGAAAACGGGCTGACAATCATCGGCGGACGCAACAACCAGGGCAAAACCTCCGTGCTGGACAGTATCGCCTGGGCGCTGGGCGGCGACCGCTACCGCCCGTCACAGGCCGTAAGAGAGGGGTCGGTGATCCCACCGCACTTACATATTGTCATGAGTAACGGGCTTGAGGTGGAGCGCAAGGGCAAAAACAGCGACCTCAAGGTCACGGACCCGACCGGCAAACGCGCCGGCCAGCAGCTCTTGAACGAGTTCGTGGAAGAACTCGCGATTGATCTGCCGAAATTTATGGAAGCGTCTTCGCGCGAGAAAGCCGAGGTGCTTTTGAAGATCATCGGCGTAGGCCCGCAGCTCAAGGAGCTCGAGGTGCAGGAAAACGACCTCTACAACCGCCGCCGTGCAATCGGGCAGATTGCCGACCAGAAAGCGAAGTTTGCGAAAGAGATGCCGTATTACCCGGATGCACCGAAGGAGCCGATTTCCGCAAGTGAGCTCATTCGGGCACAGCAGGAGATCCTCGCGAAGAACGGTGAGAACCACCGTAAACGCATGAATGTCACTTTAATCAGTGAAGAACATAAACGCTTGACAAAGAAAGTAGAAAACCTGCGCGCAGAGCTTGCAACGTACAGTCAGCAGCTTGCAAAGACCGAACGTGACCTGGAATGTGCGCTGAAAAGCGCGGAAGATCTGCACGATGAATCGACCGCAGAGCTCGAGCAGAATATCCGCGACATCGAGGTCATCAATGAAAAGGTGCGCACGAACCTCAATAAAGAGAAAGCCGAGGAGGATGCGGACGCGCACCGCGCCGAGTACGATACCATGACCGCAAAGCTGAACGACGTGCGGCAGAAAAAGATTGACCTGTTGAAAAATGCGTCGCTGCCTTTGTCGGGCTTATCCGTGGAAAACGGCGAGCTGACGTACAACGGACACCGATGGGACAGCATGAGTGGAAGCGAGCAGCTCAAGGTCTCGACCGCGATTGTGCGCAAGCTGAACCCGAACTGCGGGTTTGTGCTTATCGATAAGCTTGAACAGATGGACACGGAGACCTTACAGGACTTCGGCACATGGCTTGAGCAGGAGGGCTTGCAGGCGATTGCGACGCGTGTCAGCACCGGCGGCGAGTGCTCGATCATCATTGAAGACGGCTATGTCAAGGGCGAAGTGCCGCAGAAAAAAGAATGGAAGGCAGGAGAATTCTAATGAATATCACATCGGGCAAAATCGAATCGGCGAAAAAAGTCGTCATTTACGGACCGGAGGGCATCGGTAAATCGACTTTTGCCGCGCAGTTCCCGAACCCGCTGTTCATCGACACCGAGGGCAGTACGAAATATATGGACGTGCGCCGCATGGACAAGCCCACAAGCTGGGAGATGCTGCGGCAGGAGCTTACATACGTCAAGCAGAATCCGCAGGTGTGCGGCGCGCTCATCATCGATACGATCGACTGGGCGGAACAGCTGTGCATCGACGATATTTGCAGCCGATACCAGAAGAAGGGCATTGAAGACTTCGGCTACGGTAACGGCTATGTATACGAAAAAGAGGAATTCGGGCGGTTTCTCAACAGTCTGGAGGAAATCGTGCAGGCGGGCGTACACGTCGTGCTGACCGCGCACGCACAGATGCGCAAATTTGAACAGCCGGACGAAATGGGGGCGTATGACCGCTACGAGATGAAGCTCGGCAAGAAGACCGGCAGCCAGATCTCGCCGCTCGTCAAAGAATGGGCGGACATGGTGCTGTTCGCGAACTACAAGACGTTCGCCGTGCAGACAGACGACAAAGGACAGAAGTTCAAGGCACAGGGCGGCAAGCGCGTCATGTACACGTCTCACCACCCGTGCTGGGACGCGAAGAACCGTTTCGGTCTGGCGAATGAGCTGCCGTTTGAGTACGCGCAGATCGCGCAGTGCATCGGCGGCAAGCCTGTACAGGCAGCGCAGCCGACACCGACCGGCACAGCCGTACCGATGCAGCAGATGAACGCCGCTTTGGATGAAACACCGACAGAAGAAGCGTACAGCATTCCGTCTTACGTGCCGAAAGCGCTTGCAGACCTCATGCGCCCGGAGCACGTGACCGCAGAGGAAATTCAAATGGCGATCGGGCAGAAGGGCTATTATCCCGAAGACACACCGATCTCGAGCTATGACCCTGCGTTCGTGCAGGGCGTGCTGATCGGCGCATGGCCGAAAGTATTTTCAGTGATCCGCAGCAACAGAGATTTACCGTTTGACGTATAAGGAGAAACAGATCATGGCAAACACAACGAACGAAAGAGCAATGGACTGGGAAGACACCATAGAAAACGAAAGCAATTTCAGAATTATCCCGGAGGGCGATTACAGCTTTACCGTGAGTAAACTGACCCGCGCACGGTATAACGGCGGTGCGAAGATCGGACCCTGCCCGAAGGCAATCTTAGACCTTGACGTGGTGACGCCCGAGGGCGTAGTCACCGTGCAGCACAACCTTTTGCTGCACACGCGCTGCGAGGGCTTGCTGTGCGCGTTCTTCACGTGCATCGGGCAGCGCAAGCACGGGCAGCCGCTCAAGATGAACTGGGCTGCCGTACCCGGTGCACGCGGCCGTGCGCATATC